GTCGTATTTTGGTTTATTGTCATCGTCATTCTCGTTGATTGATATGGTTAAGTTTGTTATCTGTGAGTAGGCAAATATTATGGCTTCCATTTTATCTATTTGCGCAATTGATTGGGCGCACTCACGCTCAAGCATTTCTACTCTGTCTTTTAATAAATCAACGTAGCGCATTATTGGATTGTCAGTCATTGGATAGGGCTTTCTGGCTTAGCATTAGTTTCCATAATAACAGACGAGAATACCATAGCGGCCTTGCTGCGTTCTGGTTCATCTAACTGGTCCAAAACCGTCGCAGTAAATGTTGACAGGATGTGCAGGATGGTTCCAATGCTCATGCCATCAACAGCCGCGCCAATGGCATCATATGCCGCAATGTGGCGTTCCTGCTTTTTCTTTTCCATGTGTTCGTTAAGGTCAATGGTCATGCTTTTGATTCCTTTAAAACATTAATGGCATATTTTTGTAATTTCAAATATGCTTCATTAGTAATTTCTTCACCAGTACCGTTAATTGAAATTTTTTTTAAAGCATTGTGCAATAATTTAATTTCTATAGCGGCTTCTTTTAAAACTATAGGGTCTGACATTTTTCCCCAAACGGCCAAATCACTTTGTTCATACAATCTTTCAATTATGCTTTTTGTATTTTTTTTCATTACACACCGCACATTCCTTCACAATCATTATTAAATAAATCAGGTTGGCCCAACTCCATATTTGTTCTAAAATCAATTTGATCTAATGGTTTACAAGAACGGTGAATAAAAGGAATTGCTTTTAAAGTTCCCATATGACCTGATTCCCGCAAAACACGATCTATTGCAACCGCTTCATTAAACGATTCCGGGTCTTGTGATTTCATTATTATCCAACTTTCATCAGATCTAAATGGGCAAAAAGTACAAGCAGATTTTGGCGCATTCCATCCATTTTTTTCCATCCACTCAATACACTTTCCACGATTCATCCCTTTTTCAATTAAGGGCCAACGATTTTTTATAAAATTAGCCCGTGACGGTTTCATTCTTATAGCTTCATCAGTAGAAATACCAATCCACATCTCAGCAGCATCATTCGGTATTCTCTGGCGGGGCTTGTAACCTAACAGTTCTCTAACTTTTTTATTTATTGGCAATATTTTATACTCTGACGTGCATTGGCGCCGAGCCATCCCTATTCCTTGTTTTCCGCGATCTAAAAAAAATGGAATACTCGCAAACCTTTTCTTACCGCCACTATTAGTTCCCTTAATAAGATCATCTTTAATATTTCCAGCTTGAACTTCATAAATTGGAAATGGTAAAAATTTTTTAAGTTTTTTTAAATGTTTATAAACTGAACTTGGTTCGGCCCCAGTGTCAGCAAAAATAGCACAATCAGGCGTTTCGCCTAATTCACCATTTGCTGCCATTAAAGCTAAAGTGGTTGATTGAACACCAGCGCCCAATGAAAGAATTTTTAACATATTATATGCTCAAATTGTAGTTTATAATCATGTTAGTCTCCGTTGTTGTGTCATTTGCATAGCGTGTAAAATATCACAAGTCAAGCACTGGAGTCCCAAGACTGTGTATTAGTTATACGGGGGTAGGGGGCGCTAATGGAACCCCCACCCCACCCCTTTGAACAGGAAAAACATGGTGTCCGTTGCCCACTCAATAGGTAGACACCCAACAAAGCCTCACACGGAATCAACATGAGGGGGGCACAGGATACGCCGACCGCGACAGACCACAGTCCATTGTCCTGCATTAGCGTAGACTGCTCAAGCTACAAGAACGCCCAAGCGAGGCAGCCATGTACCAAACCAAGACATGCCTTACAAGGAATATTTTTGTAGGGCAATCTAACATAGGGGTGTCAGTTAGGGGCGGTATACAGCGTTAAATGATACAGGGGTGGGAGTTATACGGGACTGCGTATAAGGGGCGGATATACGGGAGGGCGTATAGCGTCCAGTATAGTGAACACTAGCAGGGTTAACGTGCAGGGTAGTGGACAGTAAGTACTCATGCGGGTGGGGCGCTACTCCCACTGGAACCTCAACGATCCTTGGTGTGACTCAGAATCTAAACTCGCTGCACCACCAGCGTTTAGTCTTGAGTATGGGCGTTCGTAACTGGTTCCTCTTTACCCATAAATTGTTGCGTGTCTGCTTCCACGCCGCCGCATGAGTGATACATACATAGGGTAATTTGCGTGAGATGTAAAGAGGGGTTTTGGGGGAATTTTGGGGATGTCCGCAGAGTGTATGGGCGCATCCGTATCCGGGCCTCGCCATATGGCGGGGGGTGCCGCCACCCCCACCCGCCCCCATGTTCACGGTTTGTTCTGGGTCTGTTCACGGTTTGTTCCTACGCGTTCTCCGGTGAGAACAAAAGGTGAACAAAGCACGAACGCTGACGTTACGGTTACGTAAGCTTGACCATACTGTAACGTAAGCTTCAGCATGACGTTGCTGTTACGTAAGCTTCAGCATGCCCAATGGTAAGCACAAGCATTAGGCCTTGGGTTTCCGTTACTGTTGCGTAAGCTTGACCATACTGTAAGGTAAGCTTGACCATGCGTAGCTTCAGCATGACGCACGTAAGCTGTAGCATGACGCATGGTAATGCTTGCATGCTCGTGCTTGCGTGGTGAAGCTTATATTCCTATTATGGAAACGGAACAAAAGGTGAAAACGTCACCAGCGGCAAGCATCAGCATGTGATGATGCGAGGTAGCCCAGAGCAAGCAAGGCCTGTGTGCGGCCCTCTCTGTGGCTTCTAGAGGTCGTCTTCTTCGGGGCTTGGCAAGGCAATCTGAGAGAGCATGTCCTGCAACTGCTCTCTTTGGTCATAGTCTAACTGCGCCACATTGACTGCCTGCAATGCAATGGCGCCACCATCAGCGCCTGTATGCTCGTGCTTCACAAGGTCGCCATACTTCTTTGGCCTTAGCTTTCCCGCAACCCACTTGCGCGTATCAATCTGAAGCCTAGCCAATTGAACCTGCTCAGAAGTAACCCCAACGCCCAAGCTGTCCGCAATAAAGATGGTCTCATCAAACAAGCTGTCCGCCTGCTCGTCGCGCGCGTACGCATATTGACGGGCGAAATCGGGGTTTCGCGCAAGCCACTTCCTTATTGTGCTTCCGTCAGGCATGTTCGGATCAAGACAAATCGCGCGCAAGCTTTCGCCACCGCTTATGCGCTCCAATACTTGGTCAGCTATGTCTTCCATAAACACCAGCTGTCTTCCTTGATTACTTTCGCCTGCTCTTGGCATCACGTAAGCTTTAGCGTCTGCTTGCGTGGTGCTTTGCTTCTTTGCTGTTCTTGGCATGCCTGTTCTTTGCTATTGTGCTTGTGGTTACTGGGAAGGTGAAGCTTGATCACGCCGCTTCATCAGGATCGTCGTCATCTTCCTCGCCATCCGTGATCTGTTCCCAGTCTTCAGTCTCCATCATGTCTTCAACGTAAACCAATGTCTCGTCTAGGACATCCATTGCCTGAAGTAGGATGCTCTGTTGTTCTGTCCATTCCAACAGGTCAAACTCGTCAGCCCAGTCAACCGTGACAATCACCTCGTCGTCAGCATCCTTGTGAATGCTAAACGTAAGCATTGGCACTGCATCGTCGTTATCTGCTACTTCACTCATGATAAACCTCTGCTAAAGCTTAAGATGGATTACATTATCCGACTCAGGATCAACCTCGTACTCAACGATTTCCTCGCCCACGATTTCCTGAACCAAGTCAGCAATGGCCACCAACAAGTTAGCCTTCACATCCTCAGACCACTCAGTTGGCTCCCCGCGAAATTTCATGGTTACAGACCCGTCCACATTAGAACTGAACCACAAAAACTGCATTTGCCTGCCTGAAATATGAAAATCATGTGACGAATCAATCACATAGCTAATCTACCACGACTCACAATATCAGCCAAGCTTAGCCATGCGTTTTAGACATACCAGATATGCTAAAGATTGCTTGCAATAAGCATCAGCATGTGAGATAACAACATCACTGAAGCAAACAACACGGAGCAAACAAATGACCAACGCAAAACTCGTTCCCTTCGCCACCTACGATAACGCAAAAGCATGGCAGGCTACTTCAGAAAAGTTCATTTACTGCATTGACTTGATTGGCATCTCTGCAAACCATCGTGACGCTGACAAGCTTGTCAACGCTTTGGAAGATGCCTTTGAGGCTTTGCTTTCCTACGACAATTAAAAGTTATCCACAGGCTTCAGCATGTGCTTGACATATGCTGAAGCTTCCCTTACAGTGTTTATATCAACAACGGAGATAACGACATGACAACGACATACAAATATTGGGTTAACGATGACGGTGGCAAGGCAGCTACAGGCCGCAAAGGCACGTCAGGCGACTGCGTAGTCCGCGCAATCACAATTGCCACTGGCATGGATTACGAGACGGTTTACCGCATGGTCGCAAAGGAGGCCGCTAACTTTGGTTTCAAGAAGTCAGCCCGTGATGGCATCCACAATCAAGTGCGCGATAAGGTTTTACGTGATCTTGGATTTGTGTGGCACCCTGCGCCTAAATTTGCCGGACGCAAGGCTCGTTGCGCCGACCTCTACGACAAAGGCATGGTCATCGCCCGACAGGCTCGTCACATTGTGGCGGTAAACTACGGCATACCACACGACATCTTCAACAGTTCCACCAAAATGGTTTACGGCTATTGGGCAAAAGGAGCATGAGCATGACACTGGTCAAATCAGAGGGTCTCGCTACCCTGCATCGCAAGGAAGGTTTTGGCGGACGTTGCACGGCGCGCGTTGAGTGGGTCGTGTCCTATAATGGCCGCATCGTTGCCTTCTACAACACAAAGCGCGAAGCTTTGGCCATGTTCGCAGTCTACGCATAATTGCATAGCAGACATGCAAAATAATACTTTACACAAGCTTCAGCATATGCGATAAACAGACATCAACAACGGAGAACAACAATGACAAAGCCTAAAAAGATTGACATCTTCATCGTGCAAATCGTTAACGGTTTCCCATTTTGGGCATACTTCGCCACCACAGAACAATACAAAACATGCCGCGAAGCTGCGGCATCAGCTAAAGCCCAATACCCAGATCAATCATTTAAAGCTTGGTTTAAACGCTAAGGAAAAACAACATGACAAAAGCTGTCACCCGTAAAGGCAAAGTCATTATGATTGCCACCCAAAAGTCTCAAACCCATGCCGACATGAAGAAAACTTTCTACACGGATTTTATTGTGGCCAAAGCCGCCAAAACTGCTGACGGCGTTGTTCTTACTTACAAGGTGCCACAAGACAGCCGGACGCATGAGGTTGTGAAGGGCTTTCAGAACGTCCTTGTAATAGGCGACGAGGTTTTACAAAATGCCGCGCAAAAGCTTTACGACCACGCAGAGCAGGGCGGTGAAAAACGGTTCTTTACTATAGATGAAGCCAAAGCAGCAGTAGTTGCATTTTTATAAGGAGACCAACATGATCCGCGCAATAATTGACGACCTCATCGCCATCGTTTGCCTGTCAGCTTTCTTGATGTGCATTTACGTATGGTCAACTGAAATAGGCGCATTCTTCTACGATTGAGCCGTGTAATAAAACATAGCAGGCATGCAAAAACATGCTTGCAACATGCTAAAGCTTATGCAATAAACAGTTATCAACAACGCGCTGAGGCGCAAACAAACGGAGCAAGACAAATGAAATTCTTTTACAACGGCATCAAAGATTCTTCCGGCAAGCTTTACAAGGCATGGTATAGCGTGGGTCGTTTGACAAATTACCCTGAAGGCACAATTACAATTTATGCAAAAAATTACGACCGTTTCAGCGCCGAGATTGCTCAGCATTTTGAGATTGAGAACGACACCGACTTGCAAACAGATTATTTTGAAGACGACAAAATCCGTGTTCAACCATCGCATCGCCTTTATTCTCTAGTTTTAGAGGCAGCACAAAAGCAAGAAGATCGCAACGCAAAGCGCTACGGGAAAGCAGCATAACAGCTATGCAAAATTAATTGCTGAAGCTTGTTGACATGGCGCAAGCTTCAGCATATAACAAAATCACCAACAACGGAGAACGACGATGCAAAAACTGATCAACCTTTACCGTAGCCTGCCAACGATGACCAATCGCGCAAAGCTGAAGGCCTACATGGCAAAGCACCCAATGGCTCTTTGCTTAGTATCAGATGAAGACGCAAATTTCCTTCGCCAAAACGGTTTTTAAACAGAGGGGCTTCGGCCCCTCACCTACCAATAACGGAGCAAAAACATGGACGCATACTTTCCTAATGAAGCAGAACGCGCAGACTTCCACGCTTGGCTTCGCGCCATCCTGCGTAACCCAGACGGTTACGTTGTGCGGTGGGCAAACTTCTTAATCAGTCAGCATGACTGGTCGTCAAGCAAGCGCATTGAGATCAGCCGCCATCAAACCAAAAGCGGCAACCCAGAATTTTACACTTTCTAACGGAGCAAACACATGTACATTCTCACTGACGTATCATTACCACAAGCCAACGTAGTCCTTGCAGAAACCTCATCTGTGGCGGATGCCATTGCTGCAGCCTCAGAGTTTGGCAAGATTTACCTTGTGGAGGAAGATGAAGCCTATCCTGATCACTATGACCTTATTTCATGGAAGGGTAGCCTGTTCACCATTCAACCTAAGAAAGTGCGCTAACATGAACCAAGAACTTGACCCCCTTGATCCTACTGGCCTTACCTTTGACGGACACGGATCACGATACGGCCACCGGACCCGCCAATTTACCGTCACAGGGTTTCGTGACCGCGACCACGCAGTTGCATGGTCAGAGGCCTATTACAAGCGCGCAATGGGCTACGGTCCATCCATGCGCATCAAGGACACGGAAGACGGCTACATCATTGATGTTAATGAAATGACATCCTGCGACTAAATGACGCTTGACACAAGCTTTAGCATCTGAAATAACACTCACACCAACAACGCAAACAACGGAGACAACATATGATCCCTTCAGTAGATTTTATCGGTTTATCAGACGCAGCACTTGTTGACGAAGCAGCCAAGCTTCACGCCCTTGCTGATGCCATCAAGGTCAAGCTTGACGAAGCCAAAACCATCCTGCGCTCGCGTGGTGCGGGTGACATCTTTGGTGACGCATACAAGGCCACGATTGGCAAGGAAAGCGTGTCGTGGGTGCTTAACAAAGACTTGATCACAAAAGGCATGGGCGAGGCTTGGGTGCTGAAGCATTCCAAGCAGGTGGTCAGCGCAGGTCGCGTGACCTTCAAGCCTCACGTCACCTTGGGCGACATCAAGGTAGCATGATCCTACCTTGGCCCACCAAAAAGA